CTCAGCCCCAACTACCTCAACAAACTCAGGAAGGGTGAAGATATCAGTAAACTTACGAGCAGCAATGCCCTTATGTAGATACTCCGCACCCTCTGGTAACTCAGCATCCTGCTTCTCGCCCTTTATTGTAAGTTTGCGATTGTCTAGCGATACTGAGACATCATCCTTAGAAAATCCAGCCAAAGCAAATGAAAGAATGTACTCTGTATCATTTAGTTTGACTTGATTGTAAGGTGGATAGTTTGTTGTTGTTGTTACCTTCTGAAAATTTGAGAAGGTATTGAAAAATGGATCATTAAAAAGATCCAGTGCTGTTTTTACCATGTTATTCCCCTTTCAAGCGAATAAGTTAATTTACCCCCCATTTGGGCAGGTATTAATATTATAGCATAAGAAATGAGCAGTTTATAGACTACTGCTCAGGTCTATTAGCCACGAAGATTAGACTCCTGCTAACTTTCCCATCAAGGGGAACATCCGTTGTAAAACCTTTTTAAAGTCTCATAGCGGAATAGTATCTATTATACTACTTCTTTTTTACTGCTGCCTTCTTAGCAGGTGCCTTCTTGACTACCTTGGCAGTCTTTACTGCTACATCTACCTCTTCAACTGATGGCATCTTTCCAAACGCCAAGTCGTTAGGGTTGGCTGCTCTCAATACTACGGGCACTAGTGCTCCAAGTAGTGAGTATGCAAGTGTCTTTGGATCTGTAACGCCTGAAGCGTAAAGTGCAATTGCAGCACCAAGAACTGATCGTCCGTAAGATGCAAGCATTGCTTTTAGTTGTGTTGTATTCATTTTATTTCTCCTTTTATTTTGTTGCTTCACTATAGTGTAAATCACACAAATCGACAATCCTACTTTCAGAACTTGCCCAAATCTGTGTACTATCATCTTGACAAAGTTCCTCTTCACATATCAACATGTTAGAATGGCCCTTGCCTTTAAGGATGATCATTATCCTATTCTATCATAGTCTTCTGGTAATATTTTCTTTAGTTCCTCGTAAGACTTAGTTATTTTCTTCATAGAGTAGTAGTTTGGTGCCATAGATCCGACATCACCATATTCCCTAAAGTAGTTAATTTCTGGCTCAATATCAGTAATAAACTTATTTAATGATGCTTGAACTTCTTCAATATAGGTATATGCCCAATCTCTTGAGTCTGAAATAAATTTTAAGAATGCCTCGTCTGTTTTTTCTTTGTCAGTTTTGTTTTCAGCATTAGCAGATTCCTGCATAATTAGAAGCCTTAAAGTGTTTGCAAGTATTGCACGATTCTTTTTTAGTTGCAACAGATACATTGATAAAAAAAATAGTGTTGAAAATATAAATGCTATTGCTATTAGTTTAGTCATACTTTTCTCAACTCCCTATATCCAATACTTAAGTATAGCAGTTGTAGCAAGTATTGTCCATATAACATTAAATATTATAATTGTTGGTAGTGTTTTTACCGTTGAAGTCCATATCAATGCTAGACTAGAGACTAATGCAAAAATGTATAGCCACCAATACTGTATCCCAAATAACAAACCAGGAACAATAATAACTACCTTAGTCATGAAAGCAAAAAACTCTACAGTGTTTGCCTTATTCCAGTAAGATCTGTTTTTCATTTTTGATAAAACAGAAAGCAAAACCTTTATTTTATTCATTAAAACCACCAACCCTCTTAATAAATTCAGAATGATTAACAAAACTGTTTGATAGATCTTTTTTATTTTTATTAATTTTTTCTATTGTATTTTTTTCTGTTTTAAAAACAGTATTAGCCTTTTCTAAAAACTCTTTATATAATATTTTATTTCCATACATAATAATATAATAATTTATTTTATTAAAGTAAGATTTTCCTAGTTCACCATATTCTATAGCATTAAGTGTTTCAAGAGTAGTCTTTAGACTTTCTGGCATCGTATTATTTTTAGTAAAATTAGCCCAAAAGTCTGTATTAGTTTTGTTTGTCATATAATGCAAGTACAAAAAGTCACGAATTTCTTCACAATCTTCAGCATATTTTTTATTAAGTATTGCAACTAATCCCTTTGGATTAAATATATCATAGCCATTTTTAAAAATAAGGCTAAGAGTTTCTACAGACTGCATAATTGATGTTGCCTCTAAAGGTTCAACAAACCCTGCTGAAAGACCCACCGCTATAGTATTTTTATTCCATATTGTCTTGTAGTACCCTGGTTCAAAACTAAATGTTTTTGGAGATTCAATCTTATGCCCTAGTTTTTCTTCAATCTCCAATATGGCTTGCTCGTCAGTTATGTAATTAGAATCAAAAACATATCCACACCCATATCTATGCTGTAAAGGAATTTTCCACATCCAGCCATAGTTCATGGCAGTAGACTCTGTGTATGCTGGTATTTCATCTTTATCAATATCAAGAAAAAATGGTACTGCTCTTTTGGCTGGTAAATTGTTTGAAAAACTTACCCACTCTGTATTAAAAAGTTTTTTATTTACTACTCTATAAAAACCAGTACAATCAAAAACAAAGTCTGCCTTGATTGTTGAGCCATCGATCAACTTAATACTTTCTATGTTTTCATCATTATCCTGAACAAAGTTATCTACCACTGAATCTATGTGAATTACTCCACGATCTATTGCAATTTCTGACAGAAATTTAGCCATTGCTCTTGCGTCAAAATGTATTCCGTATAAGTTATATACTTCAAAGTCTGATATTTTTGATGGATTTTCATTTTTACTTACAAATGGCAAATTGTTTGAATCTAATGCCATGGCGCTTAATTTGTATTCTTTTTCTGGCAAATTTTCTGACATACAAGAAATATGCAGAACGGGATAACTGCTGCCTAGTTTATTTTTTAAATAAAGTTCTTTTGCTTTTGGGTTAGGCCTATTAATAGCAAACTCATGATAATAACTTTCATTATCTTCATTAAAATTATTAAACTTAATTGCTACCTTTATTGTTGATCTTGTTTCTTTGATTAAATCTTCAATTGCTATATCTAAATATTCTAAAAATCCAATAAGAGATGTGGTCGATGCCTCTCCTGCTCCAAGAATTCCTATCTCTCTGCTCTCTATTACAGTGATTGAGCACTCAGGATATCTTTTCTGTGCAGCAAGGGCTGTTAACCATCCTGCTGTACCTCCACCCAATACAACTATATTTTTCAAATCTCTTTCCCACCTTCACGAACTAGTAAAACTATAGCGCCATTATCTTCCAATGCCTTTTTTACACGTATCATATATTCTATAGCCTGTTTTTTAAGTTCAACTGTTTCTAAAGACATAAAATCTTTTTCTTTAGCCTTTACTGTTAAAAAATTATCATTGTCAATAATCTGTAAAGAAAAATTTTTGGGAGGTGTAAGAGATCTAAACGCTCTTTTCATTGAATCTGTGTACATACTACTCCATAGTTAAAGATTGCCATGTTTGGCCCCAATCAATTTTGCTTTTGTGGCTGGAAAACTCTTTAGATATTTCACCATTTTCTAAGTATACACCGCCCCAAACTCCCCACTCCTTGCCCGAAATACCAACAGAGAAACATTCTTTTCTTACTGGACAAGAAAAACATAGGGCATCTATTGCTGGTCTTAGAGCCTCATCATCTTCATATTTTTCAAAAAATAAGTTTGTATCGTAGTCCAAACAGGTGGCATTGTCTTTCCACTTAAATTTATTCACTTAGATCACATACTTATCAGGAATTTCCCAACCTAAGTTAGAAGGAACAAACTCTTTTTTCATCTGCCACTTATTATTTTTGTAGACTCCAAACTTTGAAAAGTATGCCTTTTCTGATGGAAAGGTTTCAACTACTGTCCATCCGTTCCAAGACAGTTGTCTATTCTTGTTTACTATTGATTCCATAGTTTCTAAAGAATTAATTAATTTCATAATTTTTCCGTTCTGTTTGTGTGCAAAAGCACATTTGGTGCATACTAAAGTTTAACATATATGACAATGATTGTCAATCATTAAAAATTGTATACGTTTGTATTTATATTATTTAGTTTTGATACATTAACAACCTTAGATACTGGCTCTCTTGGATTAGAAAGAAATGCAAAGTGATTCACATCTTTTATATTTTCTTCTAGCCACTGTGGTGTAACCTTGATAAACTTAATAGACTTTCCTCGCAACTTCATTCCTTTTTCCGAAAGATTAGAAAACTCCATTGCCATCATGTTTATATTGTTTGGACCTGCTGAGTATATGTGAAAGTCTTTGTCACCTTCAGGCAACTCAGAAAGGGCAACGGCCATAGATCTAAGGAAAACCTGGTAGTTATCAAAACTACTCGTTCCCTGAACCCCTACTATCATCGTTAATCCCTTCTCTTAGTTTGTCCATTATGAACAACATCTTATCTAATTGTACCTTATCCATGCTTATTGTGTCAACTTGTTCTGCAGCATCCTTATCTATTAACTGATCAACCAAAGGTGCCTTATAAAAAATGTTATGTTTAATCCAGTAAGCATCGTTATCAAATATAATTACCTTTGTGTTAGTATTGTCATAGTGATTTTTTGACTGTGACTTGACGTTAAGCCTTCTAGGATTACTCTTTCTGGTGCTATATCGATAGTGAAGCATTGCTTGGCTTACTATGGGCGTTCTAGACTGATTTACCCTATTCCGCAAAATGTAGACATAGAGGCATAGCAAAACTACTGCCGTTGTACCAATAACACCGTATAAGTTATTCATCAATACTCCTATGCTATTAGTATATCAGTTTTTGTTAGAAAGAACCTTTATTATTTGTTCAATAACAACTCTTTCATCTTTATCTAAAGACTGAACAGAAGCAAGGTCAAAAGACTTATCTCCTAGTTTTACTAGTGGATCTCTTTCTGTTACATTCATATCCAAAAAACCTTTTTGCCAAAGTTTAAGAGTTATGTCTGAGAAGTACACAGAAAGATCTTCGCTAAGTCTGGCGTCTATTTCTTTTAGCCTGTCTGTAGGCCTGTACAGAACTTCTCCAGTCTGTGAATCTTTACCTGCAAATTCTAAACCACCCTCAAGAATTAATTTGTCTATATCGTCAAACTCATCCATTTTTATTTACCTGACTTTGCTCTTGCTTTCTTCAAAGCGTCAAAATCTTTGACCTTTGTTTCTCCCATGTATCCCCAAGCATGTCCATCATTAATCATTTTATCATTAATAGAAACTGTATCTCCGTCAAGGTAAACCCAACCAAGAATACGACCATACTTTTCTGAAGAGTCAATTTTCTCTGTCTTGATCACTACTGACTTAGCACTGTCTATAGCATGCTTCAAATAAGCCTTTGCTTCCAGTCCTAAAGCCTTTTCAGCCTTGTCTGCTGTACGAGACTCAGGGGTATCAATACCAGCCAGTCTGACTCTTGAACTAAAAGAAATGTCAAACCCTAAATCAATATCGACATCAATGGTATCTCCATCAACGACCTTTGTTACTTTCTTTACATAATATTCAAACATTACTTTCTCCCCCATTGGATCTTGTTCCAACCACGCTCATGTGCGTAGTAGATAAATACTTTAACTACCGTTTCCCAAAATGCAATAGCACCTGAAAGTGTTGCGTCTCCAGTAAGCACATAGGCAACAGCAAATGAAGATAGCGTTCCCCATATACGATAACTGAGTGCTTTGGCAAATGATCTGGCCTTGGTTACTGTCACAATATGTTCTCGCTATCGTCTGGTCCGCCAAAATATTTGTCTATAACATATACCATAATTCCAGCAAATATAAGTGAGACAACAACTGCAATAGCATTCTCTAACATCTATAGGCCCATCTCTTTACGCTTTTGTGTAGCAGAAATAGCATGGATATCTGCACCCAAATCTACCTGTTCAATCTTGTATCCAACATCACGACCATATACAATGTTGGTAATGTTAGGTAGTCTTAAT